CTTATTAATTAAATCTATTGAAAGGACAAAAACATGGCATTTCAGGTATCGCCCGGAGTCGAGGTTAAAGAAATCGACTTAACGAACGTTATACCCGCAGTATCTACCTCTATTGGTGGTTTTGCAGGCTATTTCGAACAAGGACCAGTAGGTCAAATCAAACTCATTGGTTCTGAAAAAGAACTAACAGAGGTTTTTGGAAAACCGACAAATGCATCTACTGCACAGTCATTCTTCCAAGCTGCCTCTTTTTTAAAATACGGTAACGCTCTTAAAGTAGTACGTGCAGGTGATGTAGCTAACGCTGCAAACAGCAGTGCTCCTACTTTAAAGAATGCGCAAGAAATTGCTACAGCAACTTCTGTAACATTACTTATTCCTAGCGTTGACTTTTACGAAGAAAATTTCGCACCAGATTCAAGCGCCATATCAGGTAAAGGCAAATTCGTTGCAAGAAACCCAGGCAGTATCGGTAATTCTATTGAAGTTCAACTTATTAACGCACCAATGTTTAATAAGACAGCTGTAGGATCTTCACCAACCTTTAATCTTGGAAATGCTGGTATAGGTTTTGGCGATGAAACATCTGACGCTCGACCTATTGTTGCAAAATTTGGAAGCGAAATTAGCGGTGTAGCTGACTTAGCTGTTAGTGAAGTACACATCATAGTTATTGACCGCGGCGGAGATATTACTGGTACAGCTGGAACAGTTTTAGAAACATTTGAGTATGTTTCAACAGTTGACGGAGCAAAAAAGACAGATGGCACATCTAATTTTATTTACGATGTCTTGTTACAATCATCAAATCATATCTTCTCAGCAAATATTACTAGTATTAAAACTCTTGCAGATTTAGTTACTGTAGGAGATGCCAGCGATAATGACGCGTTCGCTACTGATTACACTGTCGATTCTAGTGACACTACTACTGCTATTAATTATGTTAAAGCAGATGGCACTACTCAGGCGATGACTGGTACACACGTATTAGAACTTAAAACAACACTGCAAGATGGTGGAGACGTTTCAGCTAGTGGATTTACTTCAGCCGCAAACATTGTAACGGCCCTTGACCAATTCGTTGATGCTGAAACAGAAGATGTAAATCTTTTGTTTGCAGCTGCTGACGCGAATGGTGAATCTACTATTGCTTCAAAAATTATTACAGTTTGTGAAGGAAGAAAAGATTGCGTAGGATTTATCTCACCACCTATCGCTGATAGTACTAGTACTCAACCATTAACAGATGTATTGGCTTTTGCTAACGGACTAACATCTAGTTCGTACGCAGTTTGTGACTCAACATCTTTAAAGGTTTACGATAAGTATAACGACGTATTTCGCCAAATTGCTTCCTCAGGTTATACTGCAGGTCTTTGTGCTAATGCGGACAACGTAGCAGAGCCTTGGTTCTCACCTGCTGGATTTAATCGTGGACAACTACTAGGTGTTACTAAAATAAATTATAATCCTAAAAAAGCAGATAGGGACGAACTATACAAAGCTCGTGTTAATCCAATCGTGTCTTTTCCAGGACAAGGTACTGTTCTTTTCGGTGATAAAACACTTCAGGGTAAACCCTCAGCGTTTGACCGTATCAATGTTCGCAGATTGTTTATTGTTCTTGAAAAAGCAATTTCAACCGCGGCGAAATTCCAACTGTTCGAACTGAATGACGAATTTACACGCGCGATGTTTAGAAACATGACTGAACCATTCCTACGGGATGTTAAAGGTCGTAGAGGTATTACTGACTTCCTAGTTGTTTGTGATGAAACAAACAACACTGGTGAAGTAATTGATGCTAATCGTTTTGTAGCAGACATCTACATTAAACCCGCTCGTTCAATTAACTTCATTACTCTTAACTTTATTGCCACACGTACTGGCGTTGAGTTCTCAGAAATCGTTGGTAAATAATATAAATAACTATAAGAAAGGAACAAAACTATTATGGCAACTTTAGGAGTAGATGATTTCAAATCAAAATTAATCGGTGGGGGCGCACGCCCTAACCTTTTCAAAGCAACTGTTACTTATCCAGGTTATGCTGGTGGTGATGTTGAGCTTACATCCTTCATGTGTAAGGGTGCTCAACTACCATCTAGCACAATCGCACAACTGGATGTCCCATTCCGTGGACGTCAGTTGAAGATAGCTGGTGACCGCACCTTTGAAAATTGGACAATCACAGTCCTCAATGATACCGGAATGGAAGTCCGTAACGCGATGGAGCGGTGGATGAACGGTATGAATGAGCATGTTAACAACGTAGGACTTTCAAATCCTACTGATTATCAAGCAGACATGACTATCGAACAACTCGATAAAGCAGGAAACATTACTAAGTCTTACACCATTCGTGGTGCATACCCAATTAATGTTTCTGGTATCGATCTAAGTTACGATACAAACGACGCTATTGAAGAATTCACAGTTGAATTGGCTTACCAGTATTGGGAGTCCGAAACAACTAGTTAGATTTAATCAACAGAGAAATATATCGGCTTAGTGGAGGTCCAACCCCTCCGCTAAGCTTGATATAAATAATATTATTATGGAT